CGTTTGCACTATATCCAGAACCACCAGACGTGATGCGAGAGATAACAACGTTACCACCGCTTGTTGCCATCTGTGCGGTATTAACAGCAAACACGCCGACTGCCTTGTTAGGAACAAAAGCACCGATCGTGGTGTTGCCAAACATGTTAACGTCAGTCGCTGCGCGCGAGCCAGATGAAGTATTACCAAAGTGAGCATTAGCGCCGTCGACGCGGTTAACTTGATCGCCCTTAACTCTCGACCATGTTCCCATAGGCGCGCCGTTAGAAGTTTCTTTAGTCGTAGTGCTGTTGGCAGTAACACCTTGATCGTTTCTACCCCATTGTGCCATTGTATTAGTCCTCCTAGAGAATTGGTTTTTATTATTTATTAGTATTAAAGATTCATCAAGTCGATGAGATACTTAGACGGCCTGCGATCTAGCTTCTTCTGCACCGGAGTCAGAGCACCTTCTTCGGGTGTCACGTACTTAGGTTTTAAAGGAGTCTTATTCTTGACAACAATAGAACCAGCATTTAAGCCTTTTTTTTCTTTAGGCTGAGAGTTTGTCTTAGCAGGCCTCTCTACCTTAGGAGCTTTTACGATGTTATTAGCGTTGAGCGCCATCAGTAATTTTCCTCTATCTCTTTTTTACCGCGAGCAACCCTATCGACGTAGTGATCGCTCATCTTGCCGTAGCCGTGTCTCCAGCCCAATTCGCGAAGCTCTCTCTCATTTCTATCACCGATGTGAGCGTGAAGCGCCTTGTCAGACATGTTCTTTAGGCGAGTCTTGTGCTTGGCTGTACCCGTAGGCATAGAAGATGCGGCTTCTTTTACGGTGCGCTTTATAGACGAAGCTTTACTTGAAGCCGGTACATTTGCGGTGCCATCTAGCTTGGCAGTTGCAAGTTTAATACCTTTATTTCTTTTGTCAATCAAGTCCATACCGAACTGTAGGTCTTTCTGTCTTGACATATCAGTGTCATGATGACGTGATGGACTCATCACATCTTTAGACACCTGCTTCATAAGCCCTTTCTTATCTTTTTGAGCTGCGGCTCTATATCTTGTTAGCGTCTCTCTTGACAGCTCTTGAAGATTCTTTCCACGTACAGTTATTGTACCTTCCTCGAGGTTCTTCTCGAACACGGCGTTAACGTACTCGATCTGCTCAGCTGTAGGTTTCTTTTCCATATTCTTCTCCTGCTTTGCCGCGGCGCTCATTTCTTGCTTTTGTACTTCTTGGTTCTTGTCGATCTGCCCACGCATATTACGATCTGCAATCGACTTCTCTTGTCTAGCAAATTGCTGCTTCTGTGCAATCCTGCCGCTGGCTGCGGCTTGCAGGGCGCCGGCACTCGCGGGTGCGTTCCTAGCCTTTGAGGCGCGAGGTGCGCTCTGTGTTATAGGGGCCGCCGATACGCCCGTCCCTTCGATGCTCTCTCTATATACGGTCTCGTCACTTATGGTGTAGTCGGTATAGTCGTTCTTAACATTGACGCCGTCTTGAGGACCATTCTGACGCCCGTTTGTTCCATTGTACGATGGCTTATTCATGGGCTCCTCTTGTCCTTTAGCTTTTTTCTTCTTTTCGTGTAAGGCTTCTTCTCTCATGTGAGCACGTATAAAGTCTACGGCCGCCATGGTGCGAGGCCACATAGTCGAGAGGACATTATGAGCAACTTTTCCAACAAGAGACTTAGGTCTAGGCGCCTTGACCTGTCTAGGTGTTGATGTTGTAGTAGGCCGCTTTCTTTTCTTTATAATCTTCTCGACTACGTCCATTATCTTTCTTCGTGCTCTTGAGCAATAGAGGCGATGCGCTCGAGTTCATAATCTGAGAACTCAACGGATTCGCTATGCATCTCGGCTCTTTTCTTAGCCTCGATGGCTTTAGGATGGTTTGGACCATACTTTTTGGCAGCCATGCTGGCTTCAATGCGAGCATTAGACTTATGCGCCTCATCGACAGCTTCTTCCTTCATGCCGTGCTTCTTATCGTGTTTCTTATCGGCTTCGGACTTCTCCCACTCAGCGTGAGTCATGCCGTGCTTCTTTGCAAGTTTCTTGTCTTCCTCGTTGTCTTTCTTATAACCTTCAAACTTTTCTTCCTTGACGTTCTTAGAGATAACGTCGCGGCGGTGCTTTAGGTACTTGTCGGTCGAGTCGACCTTGCCGTCGTTGTTGACGTCGGAATCTTCTTTACCAACCGGATCGAGCTTAGGAGCGTTTTTCTTCTCCATGATCTCTCTTGCACTGGCGATCAAGGCATCGGAGATGCCAAGGTTACTAACTGACTTAAACATTGTTGACATCTTCTTATCCTTTAAATGTGTACTGGTTGACCGTGTTTCATGTGTTCAGGCATCTTAACGATATATCTTTTTGGATCAAGGGTTTTTATCATCTGAGATCCTTTGATCCCGGCCGTGATCTTATCGGCGGTGTCGTAGTCTACCAGATGAGTCTTGCCGTGCCTTCCTAAGATCTTGCCGAATGTTTTATGATCCATGGCGTGATAGGGAGTAAACTTGAAAGCTTGCTCGATGCTCTCTTTAACCTGACCTTTCTGCCCGATCTTCTTGTTCTCTTTCTTCTTAGGAACTTTATCCTTGTCGACGTACTTGGCGTCATCGACAGGATCTTTCTCTGGAGCGCCTTTCTGTCCGATATCTTTATTGGCTTTTTTTCTAGAGTCTTTGTCCCTCTGATCCTCTTCTGTTTCAGAGCCAACTCGATCGTCTGTCTTTGGGTTCATTTCTACTTCGGTCTTGCCGCCTAGCTTTATCTCGCCGGGATCATCTAAGTCGTGGTCTTGCGCCTTGGCAGTCGTCTTCTTTGGATTAAACGCTGAGTCTGTCTTGTCTTGGTTCTCTACCTCGCTGTAGTTCTTGTCTTTACCGGGCTTTGAACGATCGTTGTTTGCTACCTTGTCACTCGGACCTTCAGGGGTCTTAGGCTCTGGCGTGTCTTTGCCGGGCTCTTCTTTCTCGTCGTCCTTGCTTAGGTACTTAAGCGGCTTCTTGGACAGCTCTATAGCTTTGTCGTCTAAGCTCTTAGGCTTTTTCTTGTCTTTTTCGTCGTCCTTCGCCTCCGTAATCCTTGGCATCTTAGGCATAAACATACTAGGGGTATTATTCCAGACATTAGGCATGCTAGGCGTGCTAGGTGCAGCAATGGTAGGAGTCACCGGAGTCTGAGAGTTGGCAGGAGACGACATGTTGTCTGGAGGACCTTTTCCAAACATGACGTCTTCTTTCTCGACCTTCTTCTTCTCGTCGATGATCTTGGTCTTTATCTCACCTTGCTTAGCAAGAGCCTCAGCGTTAGCACGACCCACGTTGACAACCTTCTCACGAGCTTTCGTGTTACGGTCAGCAACCATCTCTCTAATGACAGACTCTAGAGACTTAAACTTATTTTCCATCTTAGACGGCCTTTATTATGGATCTTAGCATCCAGTGGTGTTTGTAGTGCATGTCAACTCTATCTTGTAGAAAGTTAGAATATCCCATAGAGTTTTCTCTATCTGCTATGTCTTTTGTTTCTTTTAATAGCTTAATAACATTAAGGTTATCTTCCATTAACTTTGTCATCATAGTCATAGCGGTTGGAATATTTGTCTCGTCCTTAACGATAGACAACTCGCTGAATCTAATAAAAGATCCAGGGGCATATCCATTTGATGTTCTGATCTCTTCGGCGTGTCTATCGACAGACTCAAAGAGATCCTCATACATCTTCTGAAGGAACTTATGATGGCTGTAAAAGTTCGGACCCTCTACGTTCCAATGGAAGTAGTGTGTCTTTAGGTACAGCGCAAATACGCTGGCCAAGCAAACTTTCATCTGTTCAATAAGCTCATCCATTACTTCGTCACCTTATTCTTCGCAACTCTCTTTGGCTTCACAGGGGCATCAAGAGCTGGTACAGCTTTCTTTCTGCCTCTCTTTGGCTTCACGGGCTCAGGCGCAGCTTCAACTTCAGGTTCTTTAGGTTGTTCTGGTTCTCTCATGACTATCTCTTTGACAGTCATGAGATGCGTTACACCCCAACCAACTAATACAATAAATGCTACGACTAAAAGTATTTCAAAGCTATCCATTTCAATCTCCATTAACAGTGCCACTTTCTTAATGCTTTATTTATCCTTGAGTCGGGATCATGTGCGGTCTTAGCCCCCGTTAGTCTCTTCTTCATTCCACCCATTCTTGCACAGAATGACTTACGACGATTTGCTGCCTTACTACCGGCTTTTAGCTTAGAGGGCTCGGTCGTCACTGCAGTTCTTAAATGGTGGCCGGGATTCTCTCTGTTGTACTTATCGACGCCAGCTTTTGATAAGCCGCCTGATGGGTTCTTATCATTAGTTAGCTCTGTAAGTTTACCAGAGTTACAGGTGCACTCGCCGCCGCACTCGTTTAGTGTATTTAAAAAATCTTTGAAGTTTTTCATTATTCTCCCCCACCAGAGCTAGAGCTTTTTCCTGGATACGCGCTCTGCATCTTCATGTTAGAGCCACGAAACTTTTTCTTTTCAATAGGAACTTTCTTACCTGAAGCGTCTCTAATATACATCTCTTTGACAACTTTTTTAATTGTCTTTACAGCACTACTGTATCCAGGCGTTTGGCTCTTTAACACATTAGTAAGTGAGTCGGTGCCAATAAATCTACTCGACGGCTCATTAGAGTTACGAGATACTTTCTCTGCTCCTGTATATTCTTCTTCGACGCGGTGGGCTCCAAAGTGCTTTACCTCTCCGGTAGTAGCATTGGTTATCTTATAGCCCATATTTTTATCATCTTTGTGTCTGCTGGACACTCTCTCGTGTGCCTCTTCATGGCTCTTTGCTCTCACTGCATCGCTACCCTTATAGGTGCCGTGCTTATTTGCAAAGTAGATATGATGAATCGGATCAAGTCCCTCGTTGGTCTGTGATGCCTTTAGATCGGCTGCAGTGGGCGCGCCTTTAGATCCAGGCTCGCGCATATGCTCACCGGACCCATTTTTAATACGTCTACGCTTGGCATTAATATTATCCCAAAGACCAGGGTGTCCAGATTTATTTTCAATTAAATCGTTATCCAACATTGTCGCTGCCCCTCCGGCAATAAATGAGTTGACCCTATTAAACGCAGTCTGCTCGTCCAGAGATACATTAAAGCCTCTCTTGTACACCTCTAAGATGGTGTCAAAAGGAATGCCGCTCTGCTCTGACTTCTTGTATAAGGATATGATCTGCTTATGTGAAGGGGCTACGGCAACCCCTTGTTGCTCTACGAAAACTAGCTGAGGACTAGATTGGAGACTTATTTCTTTCGACATTGGTGTTTCCCTTAGGCTTAAACCAAACAACAACGCAGGATTGCCGTAGCTTTCTGCAGCATGAATATTTATATTTTAGTACGTCTTGGACCTGGCGGCCTTTTAGTGGCAACAGTTCTCTGCACCGTGATAGCCTTCAACGATGGAGAAGCTGGCTTTGTACGGCTTGGCGTACCTTTTAATTTTCTGATCTTTATTTTCTTCATGCTATATTTATAATGAAAAAGGGTGGACCCTTTTGAGATCCACCCTTCCAATAGAAAATAGTATGGCTAGGCGGAACCCCACCGTTTTCTCCTAGCTATTCCACGTTTTTTTACGTCTTGCCTCTTTGCCGCGCGCGCATGCAAAAACATACTACTCTTTGTTTCTATTTATAAACTTTATCACCAAAAATAACATCTATATCAGCTTTTTTTGTAAAAAAGTTTGGTGTCCAACCATCAAAGGCGGCGCCTAAGTTTAGTTTACGAGACACACTCTTAGCTTTATACTCGTCGTTGCTCTCAAAGATGATATGTTTTGTCGCTTGCTCTACCACTTTATACAGCGATTCGTGTCTCTTAACTTGATAGCTTATCATTTGAACCCCGCAAATTTTGACTTGTCAAACTTATTCTTAGTCCTATCTTCGTCCTCTTGACCGAACTTAGTACTATCCATAACGGAATTGTCATTGGACTGATCTGGTAGGTCCACGTCATAGAGTCGCATCTTACTCCTGTCAACTCCTACAACGAACTTCTTTATGGTGTTTGGGTCGGCGTACCTGTTCTTTAGCTGCTTAACCATCATCTGTCCATCGGCGGCTAGGTCTTCTGTCGATATAAGTGCAAACATTAAGTCGGCCGTTGCAGGGAGGCCAAAAGACTCTGAGGTGTCCTCGAGACCCACGTCGCTATTAGAGAAACCAGACCTAGTGGTCTGTGTCGCCGACATAACAGGCACGTTGAACTCTACGGCCAAGCCACGAAGCTCTTCGGCGATTGCCTTGACGTACGTGTACGAGTTAACGTTCGCCCCAGCCTTCAAGCGAGATGACATGCAGATGTTTAGGTAGTCGATGTATATAACGTCGGGTATAAAGTTTAGCTTTATCTTTAGCTCGTTGAGTAGGTGTCTAAAATTACCTGACCCTGCGCACGCAGTCGGATACTCTTTGACGATAAGCTTACCCTTTGTCTTCTCTCTAAGCTTTTCTATCTTCTTGTCGTAGATGATCTTAGGTAGATCCTTCAGGCGATCGAGCGGGGTGTCGAGTAAGTTTGCGTCGATGCGCTCTGCTATCTTCTCTTCCGACATCTCAAGGGTGATGTATAGAACATTGAGACCGGCCACTAGGTTGGCGGATGCGCAATGACACATGAAGAGCGATTTGCCGACACCTGTACCGGCGAGGGCGATGTTAAGTGTCTTTCGTGGAAGACCTCCCTGCGTAATCTTATTAAAGTAGTCGAGGTCGAACGGTATGCGGACTTCTTTCGTATGGTAAAACTCAAAGCGACCATCCGCATCCTCTAGGAAGTCATGCCCGATACTAGTATCAAAAGAGACAGCAAGCGCATCAGAGAGAACTTGAGGAATTGATCCCTTAGACTTATTTCCTGTCTTATCATCTAAGATCTGTATCGAAGACATGATCGCGTTGTATACGGCCTTCTCTTGACAGAACTTCTCTGTCTGATCGATTAGCCACTCGATCTTCGTCTTATCATCTGTTGATAGGCCGTCGATCATCTCCTTCGACTTATCGTACGTCTCTTGGCTGATATTGTCAAGATTACGTAGGTCTACAAGTAGAGCCTCTTTAGTAGGGAAGCTGTTGTACTTCTTGACGTACTCGTCAATAAGCTTAAAGACGTTCTTGTCAGTGTAGTCCGAGAAGTATTCATCCTTGAGGAACGGTATTACCTTCCGCCCGTAGTCCTGGTTCATTATTAAGTTGCTGAATATTACTTTTTCGATACTCATCTAATCTCCCTGCGGCCCGCTCTTTAATTTCTCTCTTCATAGAAGCACTGGCTATAAGCCAGTCTGCAGCCTCCTGTGATGATCTACCACAAGAGCTGCAGACGTAGTCATTCATCCTAAAACAACAAGAACCCTTACAGATGCCGTCTGACATCTTCTACCTTAAACACACCATCGGCAAAGTTACGAGCAGCACTCTCTACGTAGTGCATACTCTTTCCAGGATACTCGATGTCACCGATATTCACATCGTTATCAATGAACTCAATAGACAGTGTTTCTTTGTTTATGTGTATCTTGGCTACTCGCGTCTTATCGCTATTTGTGTACTCAGTTATCTTCATCGTCATCTCCTAAGATCGCACCGCCCGAACCCATCTTATACTTGTTCTCTAAGTATGCGGCGAAGTCGGTGTCTTTAAACATCTTCATCCAGAACTCTTTATTATCGACGATGTCGCCGGCTCGAACGCTCGGGGTGTGTACCTCGCCGGTCTCTTTGTCTACTGTAGCATACCAGCCAACCTTTGGCTTAATAATATATCCTCCATCGACGGCGATGTCAAGGAGGCCAGACCATCGATTGATGCCGCCCTCATAGGAGATAGTAATTGGGATCTTAGACTTTTCTTTAACGTAGCGAGACTTCTCCACGTTGATGACGAAGTGATAGCCCTTGATCTCCTTGTCGTCCTTGTCCTGCTGACGACCGAGGATCCAGATATTATCAGATCCATAGTACGAACCCGTACCACCGCCGACGACGTCTTTCGAGTACATCTCGATTGTCTTATAGGTGTGATTGATGACGACCATAGGAATATCTTTAAGTGTCAGGTGAGGTGTGATCATGCGGAACAGCGACTTGAGCTGCTTGGCACGCGACATGTCTGCGACAGACTTACCGTCCATCGCGTCGTCGACTTCTTTCTTAGAGGCGAGGTTGCCGATAGAGTCGATGACAATCATCACGTGCTCACCACGCTCGAGCTGCTTCATCTGCTGCATGATATCGAACTTAAGCTCTTCGATGTCAGTGATCGGCGTATGGACCACTGAGTCGAACGGGATACCAAAAGTATTAAAGTACGCCTGAGGTGTACCAAACTCAGAGTCATAGAATAGGACGACACCCTCCTTGTACTTCTTTAGGAAGGCCGACGCCATCAAGAGCGCAAAGCCCGTCTTAAAGTGCTTTGAAGGGCCTGCCAGCATTGTTAGCCCAGGAGTCAAACCTCCGTCGACAGATCCTGACAGCGCGACGTTGATCATCGGCACCATGGTGGTGATGACGTCTTTCTTCGTAAAGATCTTACTGTCGGTCAGTGTCGCGGTCATGTCGATCGTTGAGTTCTTGATTAGCTTTTCTTTAAGTGACATCTACATCTCCAAGTTCTTTTGCCATTGATATTCAATATATCACATCCATATATGTTTGTAAACTATTCATTGTCTACGTAGTCATTAATCTTCTTGATAAACTCTTCAACTTTCTTTGCTCGGTCGGGCCACATGATATACTCTTTCTCTGGGTTCTTTGTCAAGTTATTAAGGAACGGCATGATCATGTCTCTCAGTCCATATACCCTGTCGGCTGTCTGTTGATCTTGTTGCTTGAGGTCGGCCTCCGACATGAGACTGAATCCAAAATCGGTGCTGGGTTTATCTATAGGTTTCTTAGCCAAAGAAGCTCTCCAAGTTTGCGACCTTCTCGGTCTGCCAACCGATGACGTTTGTGATAGACTTAAGCGGATCGAGGAAGGCCTTCTCGAACTGCATGTTGCGATCGATGTACTTATCAATATTTAACTCGATAGGTAGCTTATCTGGCGCCGAGATGACTGTGTCATTGATAGGGTTAGGAACTTTAAGGTATGCGAACTTGATCTTGTCACCGTCTTTTATCGGCTCTATGTTCTTGATCTTGTTTCGTTTTATAGCCTCGTTAAACAAGAGTGCACCCTTGACCTGGATAGGTGTTCCCTTCTCGTAGATCGTAACCCCATTTCGATACTTAGATAGCCCCTTGATGCCACGAGGGAACGCCACCTGCTCAAAAGGTAGCTCCATGAACTTGTCTTTGAAGTTCATAATAAACTTCTGCAGATCATCTTCTTCACTGTTCATAATGATCGTGATCGCCTTCTTGATATTATCGCGGCATGAATAAGGTGTAGAAGATCTTACAGCCGATAATCCAGAGATCTTAAGCTTAGGCTGATCATACTGAATGCCCTCGACATTCCACGCGTTGAGGATGTACATCTTCTTAGCCACCCAGATACCCTTGTTGGCGATCGTCTCACGCTTCATCTGCATCTTCTGCTCGCGCGCATTCATCATGTCGGCAAGCTCTTGATAGCACTTATTCATGTATGGCTGAACACGTGCCTCGATGAACTCGTCCAGCATCTGGACGATCTTAAGCTGATCGGTCTCACCAGACCAACCGACGAGTCCATCAAGCTCAACATAGATCGAGTCGGTGTCAGAGGCGATGATGTAGTCCTTATTGGTCTTGAGCATCTTGTTGAGATACTCGTTCATCTTCTTTTCTATCCAACGAATAGATAGTTGGCCTGACGTGGTGATTGCCTCAGCGTTATTAAAACTAAACCACCTGAAGTACTCATTCCCCAATGCACCATAAGCGGAGTTAAGCTGAATCTTCTTCGCAAGCTGCATATTATGGTAACGAGCGACTAGCTTAGCGTCTTCGCTAGACTTAGTCTTTTCATAGCTTTTCTTAGCCTCAATCATTTTCTTCTTGTAAACTGTACGATCGTTGTACATCTTCTCCATAAGTGCTGGAAGGAATCCCTGCTTGTCTTTGCGATAAGTACAGCCGTTGGCCGCGTATGCAACCATCCCGTTATGGTACTCCCAAGTCCCATCCAGCATGAAGTCAATAGACGGAAACTCTACCCTACCCGCAAACGTCTCTGGACTGATGTTATACTGCATGATTAGGTGTGGATACAGCGAGTTCAAGTCAAAAGACACCACCCACTTACTCAACCCGATCTTAGGCTCCTTGACATGACCACCGACGAGAGGCATAGACATCTTGTTCTTAGATACCTGTGGGATGACGATATTCTGATCCAGTAAATAGTTGTGGATGATGACGTCCCACGGGCGAACCGTCGCCATGGTATCGTTATAGTTAACCTTAGCATCATACGCTAGAGCCATGACCTGCTCGATCAGCTTAAGCTTGTCCTCGAGTCTGTCGACCAGCACAGTGTCGTGGATATTGTACTCAATGAACTTTTGGAAGTCGTTCTTGTAGAGCTCGAGTAGCGACCCGTGCTCTGAATAATCGATCTTCTTCTCACCAAGCTCCACCTGTGCGATGTAGTCAAGCTTATACGACTCTTGATTAGTAAATGAGAACTTCTTGTATAATTCTAGGTAGTCAAGCGACGCGATGCCATAGATCTCATAGACGACGTCCTTCCTGTCGTCTATTCCCTTGCCTGCACGAGAGACAGACTTACCGCGAATGATCTCGCGCTGTTTGACGATACCCCACGGGGAAAGCTTATTGACCTCCTTCTCGCCGAACAGTCTATTGATGCGATTGACTAGATACGGGATGTCAAAGAACTCTGTGTTCCATCCCGTGAGGATGTCAGGGGACCAGTTATCTGACTGCCATACCTGGATGAACTTATTAAGCAAGTCGTACTCGTTCTCACACTTTACATAGTGAACACTCCTGTCGTCTGTCTTAAATTCACCGCAGCCGAATACTGCAGTCTGTCCCTTGCATCGAAGTGATATGGCAGTGATCTCTTTGTCGGCCACTTGGATATTAGGGAATCCCTCGTCAGCGGCGCACTCGATGTCGAGTGACACGATATTGATTGTCGCGGGATCGTACTGGATCTCACCCTTATAGGTGTCGTAGATATAAAGGTACTGAAAGTTTGTAAGTCCATAGAACTCTTTATTATCTACGTCCTCATACCCTTTGAGGTATTCTCTGGCTTCGTACAAGTTATCGAATGAGCGCTTGCTTACAGGACTGCCGTCGAGCGTACGATACTTTCCACTCGGGTTAGGCTCAAATATGTATGGCTGATACTTAATTATCTCTTGGGTGCGAATACCCATATCATACCCGCGGCAATAGATCTTACCGCCGCGAGCGAATACGTCAGTATAAAATTTCATTATAACTCCAATAATTAATTGAAGAGTTTGAGGGCCTCTTCGTACAAATCAGTTCGTTCATCAAGCCCTATAATACCACCATTTATTCTTTTTGTACACTTTAAAATGTCACCGGCATCAGCGACTGCATTGAGACCATTCTTATTCCAGAACCAAGCGGCTGACATAGCAGCCCCTTCTGGGGTCTCAAGGTAGTGTACGGCATCATCTACACTCATGCCAAGATCATCAGCAAAGTGGCTATAGTTACTGTATCCAGTCAATTGGATAAGACCACGTCCACAGTACTTGTAACCATCGCCAGAAGACTCATCACCATTACCCATGCGATTAGCATAGACGTGGTTAGCGATCTTCTCTGGATTGTGCGCGTATTCTTCTGGATCTACATCATGAAAATATTTTGGAAAGATACGCTTTAAACCATCAGCTTTATAGTTTAGATTCTCTTTTGTGTGAACTAATCCACCAGACTCATGGCCGACCTGTGCAAGGAACATGGCCAGACGATTTGGCGTATTGATCTCAAACTTCTCACATGCTTTATTAAGTGGGTCGAGGAACGAGTCAACGATAGACTCCTTTGTGTCCTCAAAGAAAGAAACTAAGTGGTCTTTTGTAATCATAATAATCCTCCAAAAATGATAATGGGGCATTGCGCCCCATTATTTATTACTTGCATCCTTGGTTTATAATAACCAACTCATCTTCATTATATGGCCACATTGACGGCCTCATAAGAAATTCTATGAATATCACAACGGTTAATACCAATGTCTGCAAGATCTCTGTCTGTTAGTTGACTGAGTTCTACGCGCGTGCGTCTTGCTCTCTCCTCGCGCTTAAGCCAGGAGTTTATCTTGCCTAATATATGTGTCATTTTATTTGCCTTTTAAGTCTATGTCTCTGTTTCTAGAAGTAACATCCGTGATGTCAATCTTCTTAGGTTTCTTGTCCTCTGGAATGATGTGCTCAAGCCAAATCTTCAATAGACCATTAACTAAGGCGGCGTTATTAATAACAACATTGTCAGCGAGGGTAAAAGAGCGAGTGAATGGGCGATCAGAGATACCCTTGTGTAGGAAGGACTGGTTAACACCATCTTCTGTTAGAGTATCGATAGTTGTCGATCCCTTAATGACGAGTTTATTCTCTTCGAGAGTCATCTCTAGATCCTGTTTACCGAATCCAGCTACGGCCATCTCGATGACATAAACATTGTCATCCGTCTTTTTTAGATTGAAGGGGGGATATGTGCCGTTCGTTGCAGTGTTAGAAAGATATTGAACAGTCTCTGCCATTCTGTCTGCGAACTTATCTGCACCGACAAAGAACTTATTGAACTTGTCGAGATCGGCGAACGTGTGGTCAAATTTATAGTTAGTCATGTAGACCTCCTGTTAGGCAAGGTTGATAATACAACGGAACCCGAAGCGAACCGTTATATATTATATAGGTGTTATGATCGCATTTGTCAATAGGTCAGTGATATTTTTTTCGTAGTTTTTCTTCTGTAGTAACCATTAGGTTCTGCATATTGATATCACATAAGAATACTGGAGTTAGTCCAACCATCCTAAAATTATCTGCTCCCTTAAGCAGCATAGAGAAGCTATTATCCGGATCTTCTTTCTCCAAGTCTCTAGCGGCTTTAACCACCATCTCCTCGGGCATAACTCTTAGGTTGCTTACTTTTAATCCATAGACGGTTTCCATCGGAACTCCTTATTATTGTTTTTAGTCCCACAAGCCTCTGTAGTATTTACCAAAAAGGATAAGTCCATTAGAGATGCGAGCATTCCACTTATCGTATCCTTCTCTGTCAAACTCGTGTGTGTCTTCTGGACCACGGACCATCTCATACATCTTCTTACCGTTGATCTCAGTCTCTTCCCACTTAATATCAGACTTACCGGTGTGGAACTGAGCGTCGGCATTATCGTCGAGTATCTGAGAGAATGCCCAGATCATCTCGTCGAGAACCCATCCCCAACGATCGTGATGATTGTCGTCAGTGTCGTACTCGTTCTCTTTTGGAGGTGCAGCAGTAGACTTTAAATGATCAGGAACATCTTCATCATCTACCAACGGCGATCCATGCTTGTTCTCTTTTAACTTAACAAGAATTGGATGAATTATATAGGCTAGTGTGTGATCTGCAGACCATACATCA